CCGACTTTGAAGTTCATAATACTTCTCCTTGTATTTGTTTTGAATTGAAAAATAACTAAAAAAAGAAATTGAAAAACTTCTTTCGGGGGGTACGGTTCGAGTATTATAGCCTCTACTAAAATGCCCCAATTTTTCCCATTTTACCTCTTTCGATTGATTTTTAGAAATTCATGTTTCTGTAATTGGTTGTATCTATATTATTTTTTTACTAGTTATGAGAAATAAATAATGTTTGCATCTTTACTGATTTATTATATAAATTATCTATATATGAAAAAAATGTATAAGTTAATTATTATATATGATGAAAATGAAGCTGAATGTGAAACACTGATAGAGTTTTTTGATGAGATAGAGCAATCAGATGAACTAATATCTTCAGAAGAACTTGCAAATGAAGATATACGGAATGAACTTATAAAGAGTAACTTGATGGGGGAAGCATGAGGTCTTATACGGTAAACAATAAGAATCACGACGTCTTTGAGGACGTCGATGAAGTGCCAGGTACGATTGACTACTTATATGATTGGAGACATGGAAATCTTGGAGATTGGGTTCTTACTGATGATGGATGTGTAATACAGGTATTAAGAACAGGTACTATGTTTAGAAGTAAGGGTACTTTAAAGAAAGTAGATTATATAGGTACTTGTACTGGTACTTTTCTTAAAGATGGTAAGATGAAGATGGATGCGGATAAAAGGGAGAATATATACTCTTTATCTGGTAAGAAGTCTTCTAAGAAGGTTCTTGAAGATAGAAAGAAATTAACTGGCAGGGAAGAACTGTTTATTCATAACTTGCAAAAGAATATGAATTTAAAGGAAGCTTATATAAATGCTTTTAAAACTGATAATGAGAAGTATGCTGAAACAAGAGCTATGCTTCTTATTAAAACAGAGAGGGTACAAAAGAAGATGAAAGAACATTTAAAGCCTATATTAGAAAAGTTAGAGATAGATGAAGAACTGGTATTAGATGGTATTAAGCATATTGCTACTACTGCTGAAAAAGATTCTGATAGATTAAAAGCTTTAACTGAGTTATCTGAAGTATTAGAGATTAAAGATAAAGGTGTTAAAGTTCAAGAAATCTCAGGTGTAGCCTCAAAAGAATTGTTTAGTGGCTTTACTAATGAAAATGTAGAAAGACCTAAATTAAATGAATAAGACTAAAAAGGTTAAAATAGAAACGCCTATAGGTAGTATTGAAAGTGATTCAGGTAATCATTTTGTAGATATAGCAAGTGTTATGCTTATAATAGTTTGTGTTTTGATGTTTAAAAAAATATACAAAATATAAGGAGAATAAAGTGGCTAGGAAAGAAGAAGGAAAAGAAAAGGCTAAAAAACTAGGTTTTATTGGAAAATTAAAAAGTAAATCTCTTGGTTCAAGCGGGAGAAGAATGGCTCCCTTTTTAGGATTTAGTGGAACTATGAAAGGCAAACGTCTTAAACAGAAAAGAAAATATTTTAATAACACATATAACGAAGGCGAGTAATATATGGCTTTATCTAAAAAAGAAAAACAAAGAATGGGCGATGCTATGCTTGTAGCTGGAACTGTTAGAGCAGGTAAAGAAATGTATGATGTAGTTAAACCTATTGTTAAAAAAGGTGTTACAAAAGTTAAAAAGTTTGTTAAAAAAAGAAAAGCTAAAAAACTAGCAAAAAAAGCTGTTCAAACACGAGAATATCATAATAACAAATATGAGGAAGGAAAATAATATGCCATACGGTAAAGGTACATACGGTAAAAAAAGAGGAAGACCTCCTGTAAAAAATAAAAAAACAGCTAAAAGAAAGAAAAAGAAATAATGCCTAAAAGTCCAGCATGGCAAAGAAAAGCAGGTAAAAGTAAATCAGGTGGCTTAAATAAAAAAGGTATTAAATCTTATAGAAAAGCTAATCCTGGTTCTAAACTAAAGTCAGCTGTAACTACTAAACCTTCTAAATTAAAAAAAGGTAGTAAAGCAGCTAAACGAAGAAAATCTTTCTGTGCAAGAATGGGTGGTATGAAGAAAAAATTAACAGGAGCTAAAAAACGTAAAAGTCCTAATAGTAGAATTAATAAATCACTTAGAAAATGGAACTGTTAATGAAGCTTCATAAATGAAAAAAAAATAAAAAACCTCATCCAGTTGGGATGAAGCATAATAAATCTAAAAATGGTTACCGTATAAGTAACTATAAATATAAAGAAGGAGTTTAGTTTTTGGCTAATGTAAATTTCCATAATGTTTCTAGAGAAGAAAAACTTTTAAGAGAAGCTTTTACAGATATGATTGCTTTTGGTAAGTTGTTCTTGCATCAAGATTATATGAGAAGTGAAACTCCTTGGTTCCATTATCAGATAGCAGATAAGATAGATGATAAATCTATTAAACAATTAGCTGTTATTATGCCTAGGGGACATGGAAAAACAGTGCTTACTAAGTGCGATATATTAAAATCTTTTTGCTTTAATGGTAAAGAGAAAGAATGGGGTTTATCAGATGTTGATGAACCTTTGTTTTATGGATGGGTATCTGCAACTGCTAAGTTAGCAACAGGGAACATGGATTATGTTAAAACTCACATTGAGACAAATGATAGAATTAAATATTATTTTGGAGATTTGAAAGGAAAAAAATGGACAGAAACAGACATAGAGTTTTCAAATGGGTGTAAGCTCATTTCTAAATCAAACATATCAGGCATACGTGGTGGTGCGAAACTACATAAAAGATATGACCTTATCGTTCTTGATGACTTTGAGGACGAAAATAACACAATTACGCCAGAAGCTAGAGCAAAAAACTCCAACCTTATTACTGCTGTGGTATTCCCTGCTCTTGAGCCTCATACTGGTAGGTTACGCATTAATGGTACTCCCGTCCATTTTGATTCTTTTATTAATAATCTTATCGTCAATTATGAAAAGTCTATTAAAGAAGATAGGAACTTTTCTTGGGATGTTGTTCTTCACAAAGCGGTAACTGAAAAAGGGGAAGCTTTATGGGACAGTTGGTTTGGTCTTAAAGAATTAGATAGAAAGAAAAAGTTTTACGCTGACTCAGGACAGCCTCATAAATTCTACCAAGAGTATATGATGGAAGTTCAAAGTGAAGATGACTCTGTATTTAGCAGAGACCATATTAATTATTGGGAAGGCGGATATATGTATGACCAAGACGCAGGTATATGTTATTTATTGAAGGATTCTAACAATCCTATACCAATAAATGTATTTGTAGGTGTTGATTGCGCTACAGATGTTATAAGAAGAGATAGTGATTATACTGTTTTAATGGTTGTAGGCGTAGATGAATTTAATCAAGTTTATGTACTTGAGTATATTAGAAAAAGAGGTTTACCTGTACTTGGTATTCCAGGTGATGATAAACAAGGTGTAGTAGATTATATTTTTGAATTAGAAGAAAGGTATCATCCTACTATGTTTGTTATAGAAGACACTACTATGTCTAGACCTGTTTTCCAATCACTTAAGAGTGAAATGCTTAGAAGAAATAATTTTGGAATAAAGTTTAAAGAAGAAAAGCCAGGTACTCGAATGTCTAAAAGAGATAGAATACAAGGTATATTGGCACAAAGGTTTGCTGTAGGGCAAATGCATATAAAAAAGGAGATGTATGATTTACAGCATGAAATTATTACGTTTGGCCCAAGAATGGGTCACGATGATGCCATTGATGCACTGGCTTATGCTTGTAAATTTGCTCAACCTCCTATAGGAATTAAAGGCGAAAGTGGAAATCATTATAAATATAAACCAAAAGCAAAAAGTTGGGTGGTAGCATAGTATGGATTGGTTAGATGATATGATTCCATTTTTAATTGAGCAAGAAAGTTTACATAATAAATCTGGAGTAGATGTAGAGGGAGATGGAAAACTTACTTATGGGTATGGGCATTTAGATAGCAATGGTTCATTAGCAGGTATAATATCTGGTATGAGTGCTTCTGAATATAAAACTTGGTCTGAGAATACTTTAGAATCAGATTTAAATGAAGCTTATAAAGTAGGAAGACAATCATTTAGTAATAATTTTAGTGGAGCAAAAAAGAATAAACATGGTTATACAACTGACTACAGTGTATATGATGCTTTGCCTGATGATGCTAAAGCAATTATTACAGATTTTCAATTTAATTTAGGTAATATAAAAAGTTACCCTAAGTTAATGAATGCATTAAAAGACGGAGATTGGGAAACGGTATCTAAAGAATATGAAAGAAGCCTTAAAGGAAAGAAGTTAGGAAAAAGAAATGATGATTTATTTGAAGATTATATTAAACCAAATCTTACTGATAACAAAGTTTTTAGTGCAGTGAAAAATTCTACAGATACTCCTGCTTTAGATTTAATAAAAACTTTAAATGAAGAACCTCGTGATAACACGAGAGTTGAACCTATTAAATAGTAGCAATTAAAGGGAAGCAGAATGGAAAATAATGGAAGAGCAACTACAAGGATTGATTGGGCAATGGGGATGGATGGCTATTGCAGCTTTTGCATTAATGATGTTTCGAGCAACTTTAGAAAATGTTCTGGAATCATTAAAGATTTTTTTAGGCAACGATTTGAATACGGACGATGTGATACATTTAAATGGAAGACCAGCACGAGTAGTAAGGGTTGGTGTTTGGAAAACTATATTTTTTGTGTATGATATTGGATGCGCAAATGGTAAACCTTATGTTAAGGGCGGCTGTAAAAAGGCTGTACAAAATGATAAACTTAAAGATTACGAAATTGAAAAGCCACTTCCTATGTTGGATTTATCCAAATGGGATGACTGTAAAGAGGAGGAA